TATTCCGTGGTGTCTCTCTACGTAGTGACGTTAAGGCAGCAGGTAAATGGAAAACAAATAAAAATGGTTCTTATTATGCTGCAGGTGTTCGCAGTCAGGTTGCAGGTCGTGGTGCTCACGTAGCCTTGCTAGATGACGTCATGTCTGAAGAAGACAGCTTCAGTGAAGCAGGACGTAGATATATTAAGGAATGGTATCCTGCAGGTCTACGTACACGTATCATGCCCAACGGAGCCATCATTATTATTAACACAAGATATCACTATGATGATTTGTGTGGTTGGTTGTTAAAACAAGAGCAAAATGCAGAACAAAGCGTACAACCTTGGGAAGTAATTAGTATTCCTGCATGGCTGGACGAGCCAGCAGCAGAACTACTTGGACTTCCTGTAGGTAGTTCGTACTTCCCAGAGTGGAAGTCAGACGAAGTTTTAAAGCTGGACGAACAGGAAATTAGAGCATCCAACGGTAGTAGATACTGGAATGCTTTGTATATGCAGGATCCTAGCCCAGATGATGGTGGTATTATTAAAAAGAAGTGGATCCAATGGTGGGATTATGACGAACCACCACCATGTGACTTTATTATTCAAACGTATGATACAGCATTTAGCACATCCAAAACTGCTGACTATAGCGTTATTCAAACGTGGGGTATATTTAATAATTATGTAGAAGATGGATATGGTGGTGAAGGTATTGCTTCTAATATTATTCTTCTTAGTAATGTACGTGGTAGATTTGAATATCCAGAACTAAGGCGTAAAGCACAGGAACTATTTCAAGAGTTTCGGCCCGATGTGTGTATTATAGAAAAGAAAGCGTCGGGTCAGTCACTTATTCAGGATATGCGAAGGGCAGGGCTTCCTGTGTTGGACTATCTTCCTGACAGAGACAAAGTATCACGTGTGTATGCTTCTACCCCAATGATGGAAGCAGGGCGTGTGTGGCTACCTAATGATAAAGTATGGGCAGACGATTTGTTTTCTGAATGTATGTCATTTCCTAATGGAGCACATGATGACCAAGTAGACTGTATGACAATGGCAATTCATTATATGAAAGACAGTTGGAATCTTATACACCCAGAAGATCCCAATTGGGAAGACGATGTCAACCACAGACGAACAAAGAGGGTTGCATATTGGAGAACCTGAGTATATAATAAAGGACAGTTAAATATAACTTTTAATTTAGCAGGGAAAAATAATGGCTATCGAAAAAAATCCAGATGATCAGATTCCTTCTGATAACGTAATTCCAGTTAACTTTGAACAAGAGTCTTCAGAAAATGTAAACTTTCAAGTTGATCCTGACACGGGTGAAATTGAAGTTGAGTTTTCTATGGAAGATGATTCTATGGAAATTGAATTTGAAATGGAAGGCGGCGAGTTTTATGAAAATCTTGCAGAAAGCCTTGACGAAGAAACTCTATCATCTATTGGTCAAGAAGTATACGATAATTTTGAAGCAGATAAAAACTCTCGTTCTGAATGGGAATCAATGTTTGAACGTGGTTTTGATTTGCTTGGCTTGAAGCTGGAAGAAACAACAGAGCCTTTTGAAGGCGCAGCAACAGCCGTACACCCATTGCTGATTGAATCAGCAGTCAAGTTCCAATCAAGGGCAAGTCAAGAACTTTTCCCTGCTTCCGGGCCTGTAAAGACCCAAGTTCTAGGTGACGTAACAGAAGAGCGTCAGCGTCAAGCCAACCGTGTTCAGAACTTTATGAACTATCAGTTGACCGAGCAAATGCCGGAATACTTTGACGAATTTGAACGTATGCTGTTCCACCTGCCCTTGATTGGTTCATCTTTCAAAAAGATTTACTATGATGCTTCTGTAAAGCGTCCAGTCAGTGAGTTTGTGCCTATTGACCAGTTCTATGTGTCTTACTATGCAACTGATCTAAGACGTGCAGACCGCTATACCCATGTTCTGTATCGCAGCCCTGTAGAGATGGCTCGTCAGGTTGAAGCAGGTATGTATGTTGGTGATGATCTTCCAGAGCCATATATGCCAGAACAGTCAGCACTTACAGAAAAAATGGATACGGTTCTTGGCCTTTCACCATCTTCTGACACAGATATGCAATATGTTCTTCTTGAACAGCATTGTTATTTAAACATTGAAGAAAAGGGTGCATGTCCATATATTGTAACTATCGAAGAACAATCACAAAAAGTTATTTCCATTCGTCGTAACTGGGATCCAGAAGACGAAACAAAACAAAAGAAAATGTTCTTTACGCATTATCGTTTTGTTCCGGGCTTTGGTTTCTACGGCCTTGGTCTTATTCACTTCCTTGGTAATCTTACCATGTCTGCCACAGCGGCACTTAGGAACCTTATTGATGCGGGGCAGTTTGCTAACCTTCCCGGCGGCTTTAAGGCAAAGGGTGTTCGTATTGTAGGCGACAATGATCCGATTGCTCCGGGTGAGTTTAAAGAAGTTGAAGCAACAGGCATGGATCTTTCCAAATCTATTGTTCCACTTCCTTACAAGGAACCGTCAGGAACTCTGTTCCAAATGCTGCAGTTTATTTCTGGTGCAGGACAAAAGTTTGCTGACACAACGGAACAGGTTATCAGTGAAGGTTCTAACTATGGACCGGTAGGTACAACTATGGCACTGCTTGAAGCATCAAGCAAGTTCTTTAGTGCTATTCACAAACGACTGCATAAGTCGCAAAAAGACGAATTTAAAATTTTGGCACGTATTGATTACGAAAGCCTACCAGCAGAATACCCCTACGATGTCCCCGGCGTGTCAGAACGTATTTTTAAATATGATTTTGATGGCCGTGTAGATGTTCTTCCTGTTAGTGATCCTAATATCCCATCTTCTGCACATCGCTTAATGATGACGCAGATGGCTATGCAGTTGGCACAGACTGCACCGCCGGGTATGTTTAACATGGAAGAACTAAACCGTACACTTCTCAATGCAGCAAACATTCCTAATCTGGATCGTATCCTGCCTAAGAAGCCAGAACCGCAGCCGCTTGATCCTGTAACAGATATTGAAGCTGCAACAAAGGGTCTGCCAATTAAAGCATTCCCCGGACAAAACCACGATGCACATATTCAAGTTAAGAGTATGTTCTTACAAGACCCTGCCAATGGCGGTAATCCAATTATGCAACGTATAGCACCAGTTCTTCAAGCAAATATTCAAGAACATATTGTAATGAAGTATGAAGAACAAGTTAATGGTATTGCACGTCAAATGATGGCACAGGCACCTGCTGGTGATCCTAATGCTCAGAACCCTGCAGTTATTGAACAGATTATGGCTGCCGCAGCCCAGCAAGTTATGCAAGCCAACATGGCCGCTGCACAACAAGGTGGTGGGCCGGAGCAGCAAATGGTTGCTATTGAAGCAGCACGGCTTGATATCGAAAAGCAAAAAGTTAATGCCCAGCTTGCTAAAGAAGCAACCGAAGGTGCAATCAAGAATCGTGATCTTGATTTGAAAGAACAAAAACTTGCGCTTGACGCTTATAAGATAGGAGCAGAGAATACTCTGAAGTCGGATGAAAAAGAGAAAGATCGAAATACAAAAACGGCTATCAAAGCTGTCGAAATACTCGCAGACCTCATCAAACAAGAAGACAACATTAAAAACTCCGAAACGCTTAAAGCGGCAGACATGATTACCAAACTATTATCAGACGCTCGTAAACAGAAAGGCTAATAATGCTTTGGGAAGAAATAGATAGAGTATTGCAAAAAGAAATTGCAATGCTAAAAAATTCGCTTGCATCTGGCTCTGCAACAGACTATCATTCATATACAAATGCAGTTGGTAGAATCTCAGGTCTTGAATGGGCAAGAGAAGAAATCAAGCATGTAGTAAACGCAATGATATATGAAGATGAAGAGGAGTAAGAATGCAAGCGGTAGCTATGGAAAAGGCAATGTTAAATGACGAATGGATTTCAAAAGAAGAAGCACCGGATCCCGATGTTCTTCCACAAATCCCTGGATTTCATTTGCTTATTCGTCCGGTTTCTGTAAAAGAACAAACCAAAGGTGGTATCATTCTTCCAGATTCTACAAAGAATGATATTGCTTATTTGACTACGGTAGGTAGAGTTCTTAAAGTTGGAGACATTGCTTATCAAGATACTAATAAGTTTCCTAACGGTCCTTGGTGTAAACCGGGTGACTATGTGTGTTATGGAAAACATTCTGGCCAAAAGTTTTTTTACAAGGGTGTTCGGATGCTTCTTTTGTTCGATGACCAGATTTCTATGGTTGTTCAAGACCCAAAAGAACTCGATCCAACATTTAATCTGTCGAACTAATGGCTAAAAACTTTCTAAATAAAACGGCATCTTTTGACAAACCTAAAAAGAAAAAGCCGGGAAGACATAAAAAAAAGCTAAATAAACGCAATAAACCTAAAAATTTCTTTGGATAGGTATTGTGTATATCTAGGCTGTAATGTATTATATAAAACAATTGCGTAATTCGTCAGTTTCGCAAGTGACGTAAAAAAGGAGAAATAAATGTCCGAAGATAATGATTGGGCTACGGTTGATACTTCTGGCACCGTAAAAGCAGAAGAAGAAAAAGTTGAGTTTGAAATTGAAGGCGAAGAAGAACAACAGCAAGAAGAAGCTGTAGTTGCACAGCCTGAAGTTGAAACTAAACAAGAAGTTGTTCAAGAAGAACAGGATCAAAAACCTGAACAGGAAGAACAGCAGTCTGGAGCACAAAAGCGGATTCGTCAGCTTGTGCGTCAGAAAAAAGAACGTGAAGAAAAAATTGCTGAACTTGTTGCTCGACAGAAAGAACTAGAAGAGCAACTCAAAGCAAAACAACAGGAAGTTGAAACGTCTGTTGAAAAAAGCTTTGAATCGGCAGAGCAAAACGTGAACAATCGAATTGAAATAGATCGGA